GTCGTCAGGACCAGTGGGCAAATAGCTTGATGGCACACGCAAACCACGGGCCATTTTGTTGTTAAAGTACTTTAAGTCGTCAATTTCGCCTAGGTTCTGACCACCAGGCAAGGTGTCTACACTGCTGCCACGTCCGTCTGCGCCTTGTGGGAAAAAGTAGTCTTCGTTGATTGACAGTGGATTGTAACTGCTATCCATCATGTTGGCTCCGCCGCCTGATACAGTGGGGATCCGTCGTTGATGCATTTCGTTTTTAACACGTTCCACAAACGCCATGGCCAAGTGGCTGGGCATGTTGCCCACGTCAATTTTAAAGATTCGTCGTTCAGGAGCACGGCTCACACGATAAATCAAGATTGCATCTTCCAGCAGTTCTTTTTGCTTGAATACTTTGTAAATCTGTTCTAGTACACTGCGTCCAAACGGCCAAAATACGTCTAGGCCTTCGTTCAAGCTCATGTGTATCACATGCTTGGCATCCAAACAAGTTTCGTTCATGGCAGTCATAAAGCGACTGTTGCCCACGCCGCCACCTGACCCACCGTTGGGCATGGTGTAGTTGGCTGCGCCAGATACACTGCCTGTCACAGGATTGGTCATGTAGTCTGTGGTGGTCTTTGCTGCCACAGTCATGTTTTGGAAGTTGGGATTGATGTCACGAATCACATACTGCTCGGGACGCTTGCCTTCTGATTCGTTCACAATCACTCGAGCAACCTTGGTCATGTCAACCCAGTACATTTCAAATGTTTCTGGATCACGCACAAACACTTGATCGCCATACTTGATGGTGTTGCGGAACAGTTTGAATATGCGCTGGTCCAGTTTGTTCAGTTTGACCCACTGTTGCAGTTGTTTCTTAATGATGTCAACTTCGTGGTCTGTGGGTGTTTCGTTGTATTGAATATCAAACGGAGTGGCATTTGACTCGTTGATCTGTGTGGAGAACTCAGCAATAATATCCAAACAGGCATTGATTTCTGAGTCCATGTCCATGTTCTCATACTGATTGTAACGCTCCACTCTGTTGGGATGACCTGAGTAAACTTCGGGCAATCTGCTGGCATAGTTTCGAAAAGTAAAATCACTAATCATCGAATCAGAGCCGTCGTTTTTGCCGTAGTTGGACAATCCAAATTGATTTTGTCCTGAAATTGGACTCATCACTCCGGATGTGTCTGCAACTTTAAAATACTTGCGCCAGCCTTGTTGTTTGGATTCTGCCATGATTGTTTATTTACCGTTAGTTTGCACTCACCTGGAGTATCTTCTTGCTGATGTCGTTGGCTTCACTCTGCTTGGCAATCAGTGCATCAATGCCAGCAAGCAGTGCATCATTTTCTGGTGCGGCTGTTTTGCCGGCTAAATCTCGGAACATTTCAGTTACAGTTGACTTCATGGCTTCCACAAATTCTGTTCGCATGATATCAAATGCTTCCTTTTGACTCACACCATTTTCAGCCACAATGTCATTCAGTCGTTGGCCCATTTCTTGTGCCAAGCCGTCAACCATTTTACTGCCAACTGTGATCATGCCTAAGTCGTAGTTCATGGCAATACCAGAATTTATAATTTCTTTCCAGGTGGCTGGATCAGTTATGGTCTGTGATGCTTTGTCAAAAGCACCCATGCTGGCAGCAATTTCTTTGACTGCACTCAAATCAGTGCTCATGCCACCCTGGTTGTAACCAGTATATTCGTTATGACCAGCAAATGTTGGACCAATACCTCCTTCAGCCATTACATCTTTGAGATCCAGCTTGATTGGGATTGGCTTGGATATGTTCAGTGGAATCTCTTTGCCGTCCATGGGAATCACAGCTTCTGGACCTTTTTCACCAATCAACGCCAGGGTGGCTTTGTCCACCATGCCTCCGTCACCAAATGCCGGAATTTCTGCATGGAAGTGACCACCTGTTGTGTACTGATTCTTGTTGTTGTATTCATCTAAGGCAAGACTGGCTCCTGACTGTTTGAGCCAACTAACAATGCTTGCACCTTCTTCTCGTGTGGGCTTTTTGTTGAGCACAAAGTCCATGGCTTGACCTTTGGCGTGCAAGCTTCGTGGATGCTTTTCGTTGTGGTACTGATCATTCAGTCCTGTAAATGCTGAAAATCCTGGTATGAGACTTTGAACATTCTTAGCCAGGTCAATTAATTTGGGGCTAATAGTTGCGCCTTCGGCTTGTACATCACGTTTGGGATCAAATTTAAGACCCATGGCCAACAGATCGTTTTGATTGGCAGCTTTCATGCCCTGGCCGCCGCCAGCTCTAACCCCTGTGCCGCCGCCCATGCCCCCAGCCGGTGGTGCTGCTGGAATCTTTAGTCCAGTACCGCTGCCGCCACCTGCTGCCTGTCCAGCTTGTCCTGACTGGCCCTCAGTACTGAAGAAACCGCCCATTGCACTCTTGATTAAGCCAAAAATGTTGCCAGCACCGCCTTCAGTTTGTTCTGATTGTTCTTGCAATTGCTCTAAGTTTGTGCCCAATATCTCAGTAACACTGTCAAGATATTTTTTGTGAAAATCCACAAAATCTTTTGTGCGTTTGGTATCTTGATCAGTGTAACGTTCAATGCGTTGTATGTCTGTTAGAGTTTCTCGTTGAGCTGTAATTGCGGACTCTGTTGTTTTTTTGGTTTTATCATTCAGCTCGTCAACAGATCTCAGTATTGCTTGATATGTGCTACCAACGTTTTGTGTAGTTTTTAAATTGTCAGTCAGTTTGTCATTGGTTGTGGTAACAACAGTTGCGGAACTGCCCATCACTTGAGATATCATATCAACACTGACTTGTCCTGAAGATACAGAAGAAGCCATGGACTCAAACATCTTGCTTAGTTTGTCATTGTTAATAATTTTTCCTGATTGTTCAGGAACCATGAGCTCTGGACCACGTTCGCCCACAATGTAGGGATTTCGTCTGCTGACAGGACCACCAGCGGCACGGCCAGGAGGAGTTAATGCTGTACCTAGTGCATCAGTGCCCTTACCCAGGTACTTGCCCCCAAAATATCCAAGCCCGGCACCACCCACTCCACCTATTGCAGCACCAATAGCTGTGCCAAGTACTGGCACAATACTTCCTATGGCCGCGCCCCAGGCCGCGCCTTTGACTCCACCAGCTACTGCACCAACACCAGACCCAACCATTTCACTGCCGCCAGATCTGTAAAATCCGCCTATGCCGCCTTTTTGTGTGGCTTCTACTACATCAACAGTTTTACCAACAATGAATCCCAGTTTGTCTGCCAACCACTCAGTTAGTTTTATCATTTGCTTCATGAATGTTTCCATCACTGGTGCAAGTCTTTCAAATGCTGTGGCAATTGGTTTTGTGGCATCGGCCATCGCACTGCTCATTGCTATAGCTGTGCCCATTTGTTTAGATACTGTGGTTTCCAGCATCTCATTGATGTTGCGTTGTTTTTCTCTTAGATCCGCCATAGCCTTGGTGTTGGCGTCATTCTGCGAACCCAGTTGTTTATTTTGTTCAGCAGTAATTTCAGCAGATATAACATTGATGTCTCGTTGGGTTGCAATACCAATTTTCATTGACTGCGCATAATCAATGCTGAAATCATTCAGCAAGCCCAGCTGAGCTGTAAAATTAAAGTCAGTAGCGGTCTGTTGAGCCGCTTGACCTACTTCCATAAATGCCTGGTCAGCGTTAATCAGACCGCGTTGCAATCGATCAGACACTTCTAGCAGTTTGCCTTGTGTGCCAATCACACCTTTAACTGCTGCATCACTTGTAAGCGCACCCGACTGCACATCTCTAAACGCTTGCCCTAACTCTGGAGCCTGTTTGCTAATCGCAATATTGGCCCTCATCAATTGGTCAGCCGCAGCAATTTGTTGAGGATCCTTGGTTGCTCGCATGGCATCCAATTTGGCACGGAATCGCTGTTCGCTGTTAGCAGCCTCCATTGCTTTTTCAATTTCTTGACGTTGCATACCTGTGAGCTTGCTGAGCCCGTCCATCTCAACTAGATATTTTCTAGCACCAGTGGCCAGTTCTGCGTTGGTTTTGTTTTGACTTTGACCTATTTGAGTTTGCAATCTCAAATAACCAGCAGTACCTTCAATTTGATCTTCAAGACTGATACCCGCACCTTCTAGGCTGGCGCGGAATGGTTTCATTGCCGCACCAATGTTGGCAAATGCCTGACGTCCTTCAAATGCTGTGCCCTTGAACAAGGCCAATTCTGCGCTGTTTGCTGCTACTACATTGGTGTATACACCCAGCTCTTTCATGCTCAAGCCAAGCTTCTTGGCGTCGCGGAATATGCCCATCATGCCATCTGAACCAGCCAAGCCAGCTTTGGCCATTTTGGTGTTGGCAGCAAACAAGTTGTCGGCCATGTCGTTGGCCGCTTGAGTCATCTTAATACTAGCGCCAATTGCGGCTGTGCCTAGGCCAATTAGAGCTTTGATTAAGAATCCGCCGGGAACCAAGAAAGTCAGCGCAGCACCGGCTGCGGTAACTGCTTTGCTCATGCTGTCAAGGGAACTGTTAAATGCCGCGGCGCCTTTTTGGCCATCGTACATGGCTTTGCCGGCTGCTAGACCCGCACCTGCTAG